AAAATTCTTTTTCGGCTCTGCAAAATCTATCCCAGTATTGGGCGGTTGGATTGATGGCTTTAGAGGTTTAGCTGAGGATGGCAAAAAGATTGCAGAAACCTCAAAAGAAACTGTTGCGCAAACAGAGGAACAAAAAGCCGCTGCCGCAAAACTAGCCGCACTACAAGCCAAGTTTGATAAGTTTGCCGCCGCCGCTTTAGATAAACAGAAAAAACTTACAAAAGAAAAGGCTGCTCAAGCTGCACTGGACAAGAAAAAGGCAGAGCTTGAGTCTATGTTTGATTTAGAGAGAATTAACCTACAAGCTGCCTTGAGCCGTAAATTGTCAGCTGAGGATGAGATCCGCGTAAAGTTATTACAAAAATTAGCAGATGGTACTGCTAAAGCTATTGATGAAGCTTTGAGATATGCAGATGTACTTAAAGTTATTGAGGATGGGAAAATTACAACCGCAGAGGTTGAGATGTTAGCTAAAAAATGGGGTATAACTACTGTTGAAGTCTTACTCTACTTACAACAATTGTTTGCAGCTAATGATGAGTTACGCAAAATGCTTGCTTTAATGGATGAACTGAGCAAGAAAAAATTTACTTTACCAACTGTAGAAGCTGATTTATCTCAAATAAGTCCTAAAATACAACAGCAAATTTTGTCCGGTGCTGACCCAATTGCAGCCGGAGAGCAAGTTAGATTAGATCTAAAAAAACAATTGGGCAAAATGGATCCAACCGGATCCGGTGCAGCGGCTAGTGGTAGATTGACCGCTCAAGCAATTGATTACTATCAAAAGCTTTTAGATATACCACGCATGGCAGAGGGTGGCATTGTGAATAGGCCGACAATGGCAATGATTGGTGAAGCCGGAGCTGAGGCTGTAATCCCATTAGATCGCATGGGTAGCATGGGTACAAAAGTTACAGTAAATGTGCAAGGCTCTGTAATCTCTGAGGGTCAATTGCAATCTGTAATTCAAGATGTTTTGTATAACTTAAACCGCACCGGCGCAGTAACTCAGTTAGCAAACCTGGGTAGATAATGTCAGCGGCAGTATTAAAGGCAGAGATAGATTTTAGCAATGGAGCAAGTTTTGATCCTGCTCTTGTGCTGGATGACATAAATACAGTCTTAGACTCAGCTGTTTTAGGTACTGTGGCCGCGGATGTTGTAGATATAACAGCCTTTGTAACTCAGTGCTACATAAAGCGTGCCTTCAATAGATCATCTGACTCATTTATTGGTGGCAGTGCAAAAATAGTATTTGTTGATCAGACAGGTACATTTAATCCTGCTAATACATCATCACCTCTTTTTGGCAAAATTAAACCTATGCGTAAGATACGCATGACTGCATCTTTTAATAGTATTAACTACAGCCTTGGATCTTTCTATGTGCAAGAGTGGAATTACAAAAGTCCGACTGGATTTGACCCTGCCTATGTCACACTTAATTGTGTGGATGGTTTTCAACTACTAAACCTAACTACCTTGACCACAGTCACAGGCGGTACAGCCGGACAAACCACAGCTGCAAGAGTTACAAGCTTGTTAGATGCTGGAGATTGGCCAGTAGGTATGAGGGACATATCTACAACAGCTACTACAACAGTGCAAGCCGATAGCGGCAATTCAAGATCTTTGCTTGCAGCTTTGCAAGAAATTGAGCAGACAGAAACCGGGGCTTTGTATGTTGATCAAAGAGGCTTTGTTAAATTTATGTCAAGGTCAGACATTGTTACTGCATCTGGAGCGGCTCTTACAAAATTTTCAGATGTCAATGGATCAGGTGACATTACTTATCAAAATGTTGAATTTGATATATCTGATTATCAGATGATCAACAAAGTTACTGTCACGCCGGCAGGATTGACAGGGCAAACAGCTCAAAACTCTGCAAGTATTGATGATTATTTTCAGCATAGCAGGGTTAGATCAGGCATTATGCAAACAGAGGCAGATGCTTTACAACAGGCTCAAATGATTATTGCTTCACGCGCAGAGCAAGGTGTTGATATACAGCTCAATTCTTTAACTGTAGATGCCTATAGTCAAGGGGATCCTGCAAGGACTACGGCAGCTTTAGCTCTTGACATTTTTAACCCTATTGAAGTCACTCAAACCTTACCTGCCGGCAATGTAGTCAGTGACAGTGTTATAGCAGGGGTGCAATACCAGATCACCCCTAATTCTTTTCTTGTAACATTTTCATGTGCTCAACCCTTTGCGGTAGGTTTTTTGCTAGACTCAGCCGTTGATGGTGTACTTGATGAAGATAGTTTGAGCTACTAGGAGATACATGGCAAAACAGACATTTACCACTGGCCAAGTTTTGCTTGCCAGTCAGCTCACATCCTTACAACAAACTGCAATGCTTGGCGGAGCTGCATCTGCTAAAACAGCTTCATACACATTAGTAGCCGCAGATGCCGGTACTGCAATATCAATGACCTCTACAAGTGCTACAACAATTACAATCAATACTGGATTGTTTGCAGCCGGTGACACAGTACAAATAACAAATCTAGGCACTGGAGTTTCAACAATTACAGCTGGTACAGCCACAGTTAATACATCTGCATCATTAGCATTAGCACAATATGAAAGTGGTACATTAAATTTTACTAGCACATCCGCCGCCATATTTATTAAAGGCGCAGGTGCAGCCGCAGCATCAACCCCAACATTAAATGAGCAAGTATTTACTGCATCGGGAACTTTTACAGTTCCAACAGGTGTAACGAAATTATGGGTTGAAATTCTTGGTGGTGGTGGTAGTGGTGGAAGAGAAAATACTTATTCAGCAGGTGGTGGAAACGCTGGTGCTAGAATTAACAAACAATTTACAGTTACACCTGCAGCTGCGCTCACAGTTACAATAGGAGCAGGTGGTGCGCAAAAAACTACCAATGGCGACGGAAATGCTGGAACTGGATCAACTTTTGACACTGAGACAGCAGGTGGTGGTTCAGGTGGAAAACAAGGTAATACAAGTAATATTACTGGTGCGGCGTCAACTGGTGGTTCATCTTATGGAGTAGGTGGTATTTATGGTGGAGCAGCCGCGGTAAATAGTGGAGCAGGTGGTGGTGGTGGCCCTGATGGTGGAAGCGGAGCACACGGCGGAGCAGGTGGCTCTGGTCGCATAATTGTAAGGTGGTTATCATAATGTCACATTGGGCAGAGATAGATAAAAATAATAAAGTAATTAGAGTTTTAGTTGGCGATAATAATGAAATTGATGAAGGTGAAGCATTTATGAACTCATTAGGTGGCACATGGGTTAAAACATCATTTAATGCAAATATACGCGGTAAGTTTGCTGCCATAGGTGATATTTATGATGCAGACAAAGATGTATTTATTGAGGCAGTAAAACCAATTGATAAAAAAGCACAAGCCGAAGCCGAAGCAAAGGCAACTGCTAAGGCTGCATTGTTAAGCAAACTTGGTATTACTGCCGAGGAAGCAAAATTGTTACTTGGCTAACAAGCATGTGTATAGATGGCAAAAATTATTGAGCTGACAAGCCCTAATGGATGGCCGGCTAGTGAAGATCGCAAAACTATAGGCATACAATCTTTTGCCATACCCGGCACATCACTTAAGATTGCATGTGCAAAAGATGTAGCATCAATAATTGTTGCCTTTTGTAAAGAGTTTCATGAGCTTGTAGAGCCTATTGATCAAGGTCAATTAGATGACTGGGGTTATGCTTTTAGGATGACTAGAGGATCAGATAAAGTCCTAAGCAATCACTCATCCGGTACAGCTGTAGATTTGAACGCTACAAAACACCCTTTGGGTAAGTCAAATACATTTACAAAAGAGCAAACAAATACTATACAATTGCTTTTAGTTAAGTATGGCTTGGCTTGGGGCGGTAATTACAAAAAGCGTAAGGATGAGATGCACTTTGAAATAGCCATGACTAAAAATCAAGTGCAAAATAAAATCAAACAGTTAGGAATGAAATGAAACTAAGTGCAAAACAAAAGGCAATTGTTAAATCCTATCTACGCAGTTTAGCCGCTGCCACTGTTACTACAGCTTTGGCTTTAGTAGCTGACATACGCCCTGAGCTATCTATCCTTGCAGGTGCGCTAGTTGCCCCTTTGATTAGATATTTTGATGGCGAAGATAAGGCCTTTGGCCGCAATAGTAAATGAGTGCCAATGACATGGCCGCTTTAACAGTAGCTCTTTTAACAATTATAGGATCTTTTTTTGCAGCTGTCAGGTGGCTTGTCAAACACTATTTATCAGAGCTAAAAGATGACCACAATGGTGGGCATAATTTAGAGGGCAGGGTCAGGCGCATAGAAAATAAGCTAGACACGCTTTATGAAATACTGATAACTAAAAACTAACCTGCATACCCTTCTCCTATGAGAAGCTGCGTGATAGTGCCAAGTAGAGGCAGACCTGAAAACATGG